CAACAAATGGTGGTAGCATGGTAGTTTATACTCCAAGTGGAACAGCGGCTAATGAATCGAGTGGATCAGGCACATTTAGATTTACAATTACTAATATAACTGCATCTAGTGAAGCTATTAGAATTACACGAATTGCTTAAATAAATTATAATTTTAATTAAATTTAAATTATAATTTATTGTTTTAATGGATCAATTGGTGCGAAATCGCATTTTTTGTTTTCGCTTAAAAATGTTCTTTTGCCCTCTGCATATTCTTGCTCGCCTATGGTAATCGTTGCCTCTAAAACATCGCCAGAAAATGTAGCAAACTTATTAGTATTATCAAAAGCACTAAAAAACAATGTACCACCTTGATACACTCTAGAGTCAAAACTGTCTGTAAATCCTGTATCAATATTTGTTGAAATATTATCAAGTTGCTCAAGTGTTGTACCAGTAGTAAATGCTGAACCAACAAACTGAGTTGCTATATTTATAGTACTGAACCTGTCTGCTGAATAATTATAAACTAATATTTTGTCAGGATTACCACTACTTGAGTTTGTGCTTGGATAAGACCAAAAAATTAATTTATTTAATGGGTCGTGTCCACTTGTAATTCTAAGTAGATTGCTTGGGTCAACATCACCATCAAAAAAGTCATCAATCTTGTTCTCACCTATTAATTTAGTTGTTTCACCATCTGTTACTGCGAAACCATCTTGTGATAAGAAATAAGATTTATTACCAACTGTTACTAATGACCCATGTGCAATGCAACCTCTTTCTTGCTCAATCGTTCTTAATTGAAAGATGCTAGAACCGCCAACAAAGTTAAGTTGAAATATTTTATTTAAACCAAATATAATACCAAACTCGCCACCAACTAATCCTGTAATCTCAGCAGTATCAAATAATGTTTCAAAATCTGCTTGGTCAGTTCCAACAGTCCAACTTGCGTGATTACCTATAGCTGACCACTGCACTCTGTTTCTGTTTGTAGGTTGCCATGCAGTTACTAAAAAGTTTCTAACTACCGCACTATGCCAAAATGTAGGCGGTGAACCACCTAAGTTTGCAAAAGTACTACTGTTGTCTAATTGCCATACCTGCGGTGCATTTGCACCATTAGATGCAACAACAAAGTTTCCAAATTGTGTAAATTGCCAATCATTTTCAGCAGGCGTTGTATATGTTGTGCCACCACCTACATCAGTAAAAGTATTGGATTGAAACCTATATAGTTTAGTCTCGTCACCTGCAAAACTGGTTATGTTACCTGACGATGACCTAAATGACCCAAAACCCTGACACCTATTAGTAAGTGCATTTATGCTGACGCTTGCGATATTCCTAACAGGTTTGTAACTTTTAAATGCAGGTATAACATTGTTTGCATCTACAAGCCCCTCATTTCTGTAGTCTGGCAAGTCAGGCAAAAAATCAAGAAATGGTTTATAAGCCATGATTACTCTGTACTTGTTGTGCCACGCATAATAAGTGGTACATCTTGATTGTACTTAGATGTATCGTTAAGACTTACTACTCTTTCAATGGCGTTGTTGTAAAAATTAAGCCACTCTTTCACTATGTTTTGGTCAATACCCCTAATAAATGTATTAGCAAAATATAATGACCCAAATAGATAACAGTCTGAATGATTGTTTAGTATGTCATTAGTGTCAGCGTCATTAGTCAATGCGTCAAATTTTTTATAGTAATACATTCTAATACTATAAGTGCCATCAGGTATTGGATAAAAATGTATCTTATCATTGAGGATTGTGTAAGCTACTGGTTGACCAACTACGCTACTACCATACATATCAAATGCCTGATTAGGCGTAACATACTGTAATGACACTTTAGGTGATGCGTTTATGTAAACTGCATTTGCACCCAAAAATCCTGTTGGTAGCAATTCAGTTTCAGCATCAGCATCAAAGTCAAGAAAGTTTATCATCTTGTTAAATCCTGCTGATACAAACTTTGCGTTAAAATCATTCTCTGCAAGTTTTATAAAGTCAGGTATATCGTTTACTAGGTCTGTTCTACCTAACCAGTTTGCAAGTGCAGTTTTTAAGTTTGCATAATTATTTAGTGCCATTTAAAATGTTCCCTCTGAAGTTTTTAAATACGCCCATTCTGGCGAATTTAGTTTTTTTCTTAAATATTCTGTTTGTTCTAATGGTGGTAATTGAGTGAATAAAAACCCATCTTGTGCCAACCACTCGTAGATTACAACTAATGGTATAGATGCAACTTTGCGAGCATCTTTGCTTGCATTGTAACCAGTAAAATTATTTCTTTCTTCTTTGTTTTTCTTTAGTATAGGTTCTACATCTTGTGTATAAGATGTTGTCCACTTTTGACTTTGCTCATCAAACTTATGTTCAGTGGCGATTACCCCATCGTATGTTTTGTCTATTGTCTTTGCCATTTAATAAAATTATTGCTCACCTTTATAATTGTGTTTAATGTAACTTTTCGCCACTAACCAAAGTTGCGGTTTTTCTGTCATATTTAGTTCTTTTAAAACTTGTTCAGTTGGTTTTGTAAATTTCTCTTTCCAGTCAACTTCCATAAACCACTGTGTGCCTTTACTTAGATTATGTGACTCTAATAATAGTTTTATCCAATACCTACTTTTAAATAATCCATTTTTTTTAAAAAATTCATTAAGAATAGTAAAAATCCACATACCTATTATTGAAAACCTAAACTCATGTCTCATACCAAATGTAAACATAAGACCCTCGCCTGCAAGTGATGTATCATATCCTGTAATGAAATGTTGCAAGTCATGTACTACACACCAGTCTTGTTTATATCTTTTAACTTTTTCAGTATCTTTTTTATTTTTATATAAGTTATATAAATCAACAATAGTACTGTTGTCATAGTTCATGTATTTATAAAAATCTTTTCCAAATGAACCATCTGGCAGTTTTTTTAAATCATCATTAATTAAGTTATACAAATTGTATTTAGGTTTGTATTTTTTTATAAAACGCTTTTCAAAATCAAATTTTTGAAAATTGGTTAATAATTTGTGTGCGGTATAATTACCAATCATTTATAATAGATTATAACTTTGTTTGCTTTATCACTTATATTTTTTAGTTTTACAGATGGACTTTCTAATTTTTTATATTCATATTTGTTAAATGGCATTGTATGTCCATCATTTGCTGAACCAAGTAATGTTGTTTCAATTACAGAGTCTTGAGTTGTAATTACATATGCAGTTTCACAATCTGGTCTTTCAACATCTATAGTTTCATTTGGTGCAACATCTATATGTTTCATGCCCCAATTTACACTAGCATTTTTTTGCATAATGCACATAATCTCTGCATCAGTGCTTTCAGCAACAATATGTAGGTTTGATGTATCTAACATATAGCTTAGAGGAAATGTTGCCCAATCTTTGTTCTCACCTGTAAGTGTAATTCTTGTAACTAGTTTACTGTTCTCTAAATCTTTTTCACATTCCCAAGTTTCAGGGCAGTCCTCAAGATATTGTATAAAAGCGTCAACATCTTTTTCTTCTATGTTATCTTCTTCTATCCATTCATAAGTTACAGAAACAGACCCATTAACAAGAATATAATTTTGTTGATTTTGTTTTATTTTTTTAGAGTATTCATGGGTTGTTTTTATTTTTGCAGGGTCAAGTTCCATCTTTCCAATTCTGCCTATTTCCATTCCAACTTCTATGTTTTTATAATCAGGAAAAGCTAACTGTAAATTTCCCTCTAATGTTGCTAATTTTGTATCATCAAACTTATAAGTAAATATTACATTCATATAGACTCTACCTCTGTGTTATTTTTTTCTTTTACAATATTCCATTGTGGGTTGTCTTTTTGTTTTACTTCAAATGTTTCTGGGTCAACATAAAAACCATCAGGATTATAACCTAGCTCTCTTAACCATTCATTTTGTATTCTTATTTCAGCTTCTTGGTGCATACTTTCCCATTGTTGATGCCCATTTCTTAAAACAAAGTTTTTATAAGAACCATTAAAATTTTCTGGTATAAAATCTGTTTGCATTAAATCATCTCGCCTAATAATGCCATTTTCAATATGCTCACACCCTTTAGGCAATGCACATTTTAATACTTTTTTATATTTTAAAATCATTTTTGTGTTTCCATTCAATTTTTTTTAATTTGAAATTACTATAGACAACATAAAAGTAAAAACACATGACCAAACAATTATTGTTATAATTAATTCTAAAATGTGTAATTTCATTAACCAATTACAATACTTGTGTTTGAATTAAGCCTACCTAATGCCCAGTT